TCTGTCAAAGTAGCCACCTAGTGTGCTATCTCGACCTGCGTTAGATACTGAGTGAGTGTGCGCTCCTGCTGTATCAGTAGAGCCTGTGTGGGTGTGCTCAACAACTACTGCATCTTTACTACCACCAGTAGCACCTAACGTATCAAACGATGTATCCGCAGCGTCTTGACCGACAAGAACCTTACCTGCTCCTATCTCAACCCAAGTACCAAATCCAAGAAGAGTAGATGGATTAGACGAAGAAGAAGCGTTTATGTAGACAGAACCTACAGGCCATACCACAGACAAGTTAATAGCATCTACATACGAAATGTCAGCCTTAGTTTCTATAGCTGCTTCAATGGCTTCAAACTCATCGTCAATTTCTGTACCCTTTAGAATCTTTGCAGCATTGCCAGAAGGAAGAGTATCCTTAGAGGCAAAGTCAGTTAGTTTAGTATAGTTAGACATTAGTATACCCGTCCTTCTTTAGTGTAGATGTCTAGCTTCTGAATAGATAGCTGACTTCCGTTAATTGTTGCTTCAAACCCTACTTGTAATACACCGCCTGATCCACCGACAGGAGCACGTACTGTGTCTGACAATGTACCAACTGTGTATTCAGCAGTTGTGTTGTATTCTGCTACGCCATACTCAGCGTTAGCCTGTGTAGCTATTTCAATAGGGAATGAACGGTAGCTGTCGTCATAGTCATAACCAACTTTAAGTACGATGTCCTGACCAGAACCACCAATCAATGTGGTAGACAGACGCTTCAAGAACTTCTGTTTAGTCGAGTCCCCAAAGTCAAAGTAGTTAGTGTAGTATTTTATTCTGTAAGTATTGCCATTATCTGTGTAGCCGTAGTACCGTGACATACCATCAATACCCGTAAAGTACAATGTATTGTTAGCTTCAATCATGTTACTCTGCACTTGGTTATCCCATACAGTTACACGTGCTGATCCGTCTTGTAGCATAGAGCGAGTATCAAAACAGTAGACACGTTGGTATTCAGGAATTAGTAACAAGTAGAATGCTTCTGATGCTGAGTATACACTCTTCACTTCTGTAGGATCAGAATTCAAGACAGCACGTACCAGCTCATCACGAATGTTCTTAGACAAGTCACGCATTGGCTGAGACTTCTCTTGAATCAAACGACCTAGTGAACGTAAGCCATCCTTAGCTAGGAACAGAATGTCAACACCAGTGTTCTGCACGCTGCCACGTGAAATACAACCAACACCATTAATAACCTCTACTAGTTCCATAGTGGAAGGGTCTAGTGTAGACGAACCTGAGCCGTAAATAACTACGTTGTTCTTACAAAAGATGATTAGACGACCAGCATGTGCACCCAGTGCTACAATTTCATCGTTACCTTTAACAAGTACAGATGATAGATCGATACTACCTGACGTACCTGAGTTCCAGTTCGTACCATCTAGTAGGTCAGACCAGTACACTGTAGTTTTATTTGTTTCAGTGTCTGCTGCCCACAATCTACCGTATGCTGATAGAACAGTATTAGCACTAGGAGGAACACCATGTCCGGCATCCTCTAAATCCTCTAACGTACCAGTAGTAGGCTGGAAGTAAATAGGCTTGTAGTTACGATCAAACAAGAATGCTGCATCGTTTAGTGTAGCTGCTTGCCAGTTAGCCCCGTTAATTGTGTTATCACCGTTGTACGTGACAGAAGTTAGGGTAGAGCCGTCTACAATGTAGAAGCCTGTGTCAGACCATGCACCAAAGTAGCGTGTACCGTTGATGTCAATAAACTCATGAGCACCTAGAAGGTTTACACCTGTGTGCCCGTCCGTTAATAACTGCCAACCTTTACGTGCACCAAGACGACCGTACTTATCTATAACACAGTTGTCTGCTTGCAACGCAAAACCAGCAGCGAGAGTAATAGAACTCTCCTGAGTGTTGAGTCCGAAGAATCCCGGAGCTGCAATACTTGCTGACTGTAGTGGTTTAGCCATTATACTTCCTGCCAGATTAGTTCTTCAGGGTGTTTGATTGCATCAAGACTGATGTGATCGTTTAGTGAGCGATTAGCTGTAGCATAAGCAGACGATGCTCCAATGCCTCCGTCTTCACCACGTTCTTCAACAGCCTTAGCGTAAGCTAATAGAAGAATAGGTTGAGTTGGTAGAATTGTTTCATCTGCGTTATCTTCTAACGCAGCGTTACGATCTACTGCGTTAAAGTAAAGATTGTACACACCGTCAGGAATAGGAAAGATGTCCACGACAGTATCACCGTTAGCATCAATACCGTTAAAAGAGTAGTAGTAAGGAGAGCCTTCTTGACGATTATCGAGAAGCATCTGCTGTGTCATCCACTTAGCATCTGCATACTTCATCTCGACATCATCGGTATCATTAAACACGTTAAGCATTTTAACTGTGTTACCTGATCCAGTAAGAGAGTAGCTATAAACATTAGCAGAAGTAGTAGCAGCAAATGATGTACGTAATGCACTCCAATCCCAACTGTTTTCTACTTCTTTTTTAGCGTCATTAATCAGGACACCAATTAACGAAGAATAAGAATTTTCATTTACTGAAGAAACTTCACGTTCTCTTAATCTCTTCAGTATATTGTTAACCATTTGAAGGTATGTCATGTTGTTTCCTACTATATAGATGAGGGTAGCATACTTTTACTAAAAAGTCAAGTATTAATTAAACCAACTACTAATATCATATGACCCGTCAGGATTAGTACCACCACCGGAAGTATCCCAACTACCGTCTGTGTAGTTAGCATTACCTGTAACAGTGTATTCTGTACCCGTCCCGCTATCGGTGTATGTGTTACTATATCTATTACCTAGCTCATTACCGAACATGCCACCAACAATATCAGTTGGAATAGTCGTAGCAGCAGGAGTCTGCAATCCACCAATAACGGTAGGCATTTGAGGCATAGGATTAGCAGCCCAAGTACGTCCTATAGCTACAGGAGTTGATGTATCAGTATTACCTGTAATTGAATCCCAGAAGTTACCAAGACCTTCAGTAAGCTGCGTACCCCAATTCCATGTGTCAACACCAAAACGATTAGTATCTTCAGGCGCTACAGTTGATAAATTACCTTCGTACAGAAGTTCGTTTAATAGCTCACGATCATTAAGTATTCTGTCTTTCTGCTCATCGGTATAAGCACGTGACGATAAGGCTTCATCAATTATTTTGTTACGGTCGTAAGTTGCAAGTGCATCAATGCCTTTACCAATAGGACCGCCGAAGAAACCTAGTACAGCAGGAATGTTGATGTCACGACCAGTAGCTACATCAATAGCATTAGCCAGACGCTGCTCTTCTGAAATAGGAACAGACTCAACCATCGTGTTATTACTGTCCCCCGAACCAGAACCTGCATTAATAACCATCTGACCTAGCTTAGGTGTGTACGCAATAGACTTTTCTTCTACTGGTACTTCTTTAACATCAAGCATACCACCACCGCCAAGGATACCTTGAGAGCGTAGCTTAGCGAGACGAGCTAAATACTCTGACATGGTTTCAGTAGGTAGTTTGTACATCTCTGCGTTGTACGTAGCACCTGTGTATTGTGGCTGATCTGCCATTACTTAGTCCTCCCAAGCAGTCTGTCAATAAAGTAGAGCAGACCTTTGAATATTTCTTGTGGTGATGGCAACAACCATCCTAGTATTAATAGTATCATGACCCAAGGTGGTATGTCTTGTATTGTATTTTGAACCACTGACTGAGCATTGATAGATTCTGTTGACTGATTGGCAACTATCTGCTGTGTATTCTCTGCACCTACTTGAGCATTAGAGTTGACAGTAGGACCACCACCAAAAGGCAATAGGTCAAGAGCACTACATCCTTGTAGTAGAAGCATTGTACATATTAATACTATTGCTTTCATTTTGCACTCGCATCAGCAGCTAAGCGCCACTCTAACTCTTTAATAGACAAGCGCATCTCTGCAATGTCTGCTTGGTTAGCGTACTTGTACATGACAGTCTCCATCTGCAGTTGCATCTCATTGACTGTCTTAAAGTTCCAAGCAATGAGAGCCATTAAGACTCCCACCACTGCTTGCATTATCTTCTGTTCCATAGCTATCTCCCAAGCCAGAACGTGAAGCCGACTGCAGCTGTAACAACAATCCAGAAAAGACGTTCAGCAAACTTGGATACACTATTAGTTTCCCTAACGTCTTCCTCTATTGTATCCATACGGATTTCTAGTCGGTCTACACGTTTGTTATTGGAGATCAGTTGTTCTTCGACACGGACAATCTTAGTGACAGCATCAGTTAGCTTATCAATCTTTTGTTCAAGTCTGTCAAAGCGTGACTCATCCATACATTATTCCCCTGTAACCACTACCCATGAACGAGTAGCTTCATCCCAATAATAATTATTCGCGTTTAATGGTGGAGATACAGGAGCTTCCCATAAACACGTTTCATTATTAAGTAACCATGAGTCAAAAGGCTTTGGAGGAATAAAAGCATCTTTAACAGGATCATAAGAAAAACCTATACCTGCAAAGTTTTTACGTAAAGGGCGTCCTTCTGGATGCTGCCCTCCATGCGTGTTATACGATGTTTGAATCCAATGTTCTGAGTCAGGTAATGTTGTAATAAAATCTTGTTCAGCAACAATTACTTCTTCAACAATGTTATTTATAACTTTTGCATAATGAGACATACTTTATTCCTATGCAGGGGTTAAATAACGTACAATAACAATACCACTGCCCCCTCCGGCAGCACCACCACCGCCACCGCCAGTGTTTGCTTGACCTGATTGTGCACGATTACCGCCACCGCCTAAACCGCCAGTACCCATACCAGTTTCTCCGTGATAACCAGAACCGCCTCCGGCAAACCATCCTGATTCACCTACAGATGTACCGTAGTATGACGATTTATTAGCGCCATCACCGCCGTCTCTAGCTTGGTTAAAATCTCCGGATGTACTCTGGCCTACTTCAGTAGCACCGCCACCACCTCCAGACTTAGCGTATTTGCCCCCCGCAGCGTAACCGCCATTGTTACCTTGGCCCGAAATACCTGCGCCACCACTTCCTTGGTTATAAGCAGAACCACCGCCTGAACCACCAGAAGTAGGTCCAGCACTGTATTGTGAACCACCTCTACCACCGCCAGTAGATGTTATACCAAAAGCTGAACTGTTAGAGCCGTTGCTTCCTGTAGCACCTCCTGCACCAACTGTAATTGTGTATCCCTGCACACTCGCAGTTAAGCCAGTAGAGTGCAAAAGACCACCTGCACCACCGCCACCACGTGATAGACCACCGCTACCGCCTCCACCACCACCGGCAACCACCATGACATCAAACTCAGCATTACCTACTGCATTACCCGCATTAGTCACAGTAAAAGTACTACTAGCAGTAAACACATGATAGGTATAACCGTTATAGGTATTTACTGTGCCTCCCGTTCCTTGGAAATAAGCAGCATTAGCTTTACCATAAAAATCCTGAGCTACTTTAATTGCCCCTGAAGTAGGTACGCCAGATGCAGCACCATAAAACTCGGACAAAGAATGAGGAGCTGCGTCCTCAAACTCTGTCGCAATGTCTTGAATACTTATTGGTCCTGATGATTGTAATGCCATTAGATTGTACCGTATGCTGTTACATCGCCTACAACTGTTAAGTTACCTGACGCATCTAATTTCATTTTATTTACGCCAAGTGTAGCAAAGTATAAAACACCTGAAGACTCGGTAATAGTCCAATTTCCTAAGTCAACAGTTGTAGCATTAAGTGTAGATACTGAAAATGTTTGAGAGCTAGAACCTGCTTTATACGCATAACGCACATTTGATTCACTTTCAGTGTAGTATCGTCCGTCATGTGTATGACTATCATTAGCTACGACAATTGCGTTGTATGTACCAGAGACATCACCACTAAAACTAGTAGACGTAGTTAAATAACTTCCCGCAGGTTGTGCACCAATGTCAGCAGCAGTTAGGTTACGCGTAGAGTATGTAGCATTAGCGTCTGTAACGTGACCCTGTGTATCGGTAGTTACGTTAAAATCCAAATCACTAATTACTGTAGCACCTGACAACGCACCTGTGTCTAGGTTAATGTCATCACCTGCGTAGCTAGGGTGAGTGTAGTTGTTTGCGTTAGTAGCAATACCATCTAACTTAGTCTTGTCTGCTGCAGTTAATGCACCTGCAGTAGTAGTAGTTGCTGCCGGAACAGTAGTACCAGAACCTGTTGAAGAAACAATACTTACAGTAGTTGAAGTAGTACCACTACCTAAGTTAGTAGGGACGTTTACTTCAGCACCTGCTTCGATGCCATCTAGTTTAGAACTACGTGCAGAAGTAAAGTTAATCTCAGTAAGACCACCATTACCTACACTGTATGTAGTATCAGTAAACACTGCACCTGCAGGAACATTAGTTAGAACCTGACTGTCATCTACTTTACCCGCTAAAGCTGTTGAAAGTCCTGTAACTTGGGACTGAGCAATAGTTAATGCTGCTTCGTGTGCAGTGACATCATCTTGAGTTACTGTATAGCCTGTAATGTAACCTACTGAAGCATGATTGCCCCAACCGTATGCTGTATCCCAGTTTGACGCATTGTTGGTAGTCGTATACCAAGAAGATGCTGTGTATACTGGGTCAGTTTCAGTGAATGACTGCAGTGCGCTGTCAGCCAATGCACCCTGTGCTGCTGTAGCGTAATCAGTTGATGCTGTAGTCGCTGCTGTACCTAAACCAAGGTTAACACGTGCTGCAGCTACATTAGTTAAGTCAGAAAGGTTTGACGTAGCTATCAAAGCTCCTGATAAATCAGCATACGCTGCAAGCCACTGAGCACCATCGTATACTTTCATTACCCCTGACACGTCATTAAAGTACAATGCGCCAGAAACTAATGCGTTACCGTCATTATCTAAAGTAGGATCAGAGGATTTAACGCCAAGGTAACGATCATCAAATGAATCAAGTGCTGCTAGTGCTGCATCTTTAGCTGCTGATGCTGCTGTAGCTGAGGTAGCTGCTGCAGTTTCAGAAGACGCTGCGTTTGTCTCGCTTGCTGCTGCATTAGTAGCTGACGTAGCTGCTGCACTAGCTGAAGAGGCTGCTGCAGTTTGTGATGCTGCTGCGTTAGTTTCTGATGTAGCTGCTGCAGATTCTGATGCTGCTGCAGCGGTTTCCGAAGCTGCTGCAGCGGTTTCCGAAGCTGCTGCGTTAGTTTCACTGCTAGATGCTGCTGTAGCTGAAGAGGCTGCTGATGTAGCTGAAGAGGCTGCTGCAGTTTGTGATGCTGCTGCGTTTGCTTCTGATGTAGCTGCTGCAGATTCTGATGCTGCTGCATTAGTAGCCGAAGTAGCTGCTGCAGATTCACTAGCTGCTGCTACGCTTTCTGAAGCAGAAGCATTACTTGCAGACGTAGCTGCTGCTGAAGCTGACGTAGAGGCTGCTGTAGCTTGCGTAGTTGCTGTAGTAGCTGACGTACTAGCTGAAGCTGCACTCGCTGCAGAGGCTGTCTCTGAAGCTGCTGCGTTTGCTTCTGATGTAGCTGCATCATTTGCACTAGCATCGGCTGCAATTGCACTTGCTGCTGCTGCTGTCTCTGAACTTGACGCATTACTTTCTGATAAAGCAGCTGCTGTTTCACTAGCTGCTGCATTACTTTCAGATGTTGCTGCTGCTGCTGCAGATGCGTCAGCATTAACTTCAGCAGATGCTACTTGATTATACCAATACTCAGCATTTGTTTCGGCTGCTTCAGCGTTAATCTTAGCTGTAATAGCGTCACCTGCTGCAGTGTTAGCCATGTTACCGTACAAGATAGCATTAGTCTCTGCTGCTTCTGCTGCAGTCTGAGCAGTCTCTGCTGCTGTTTGAGCTGCTTGTGCTGCTGCTGCAGAAGATACCGCAGTGTCTTTAGAGGCTGAGGCTTGAGTAGCTGACGTAGCTGCTGATGACGCAGATGTAGATGCTTGTGAGGCTTTAGTATTAGCTGTAGAAGCTGAAGTCGCTGCGCTAGAAGCAGAAGAAGCTGCAGAGCTTGCAGATGTTGCAGCTTCAGCAGCTTTCTGGTTAACAGCGTTAACTGTTGTTTCGTCTGTAGTAGTGGATGATCCACCCGTACCGCGATAGATTGCCATTTACAATCTCCTATAGATGTCTCTTTGCGATGGACTCAGGGCGCTAAGCCCATTGAAAAGAAAAGAGGAGGCTCCGAAGAGCCTCCTAGTCTGCTTATGCAGGTAGAACGATACCGATACCAGACTCTGCACGTAGAGTTTCTACACCGTAAAGAGTGTCAGAAGTGAACAGAGTTGATAGGTATTCTTGTTTGTACTGAGTCTGTG